TACACTTAGGTTATTTCGATAACGTAGAAGAGGCTGCTGAAGTGTTACGAAAAGCCAGAGAAGAACTACACGGTGATTTTGCAAATCATGGAGATCAATAATGACTAAACATTTAGTAATACCAGACACGCAAGTAAAGCCAGATCAGTCTATAGAGCATCTACGATGGGCAGGGCAGTACGCTGTAGACAAGAAGCCTGACGTTATTGTGATGATAGGTGACTGGTTTGATCTACCTAGTCTCTCATCATACGATGTAGGCACTCGTAGCTTTGAAGGCAGACGCTACACCAACGACATAGAAGCAGGTGTTGCTGCTATGGAGATGTTCATGCGTCCTATCAAGGATGAGCAGAACCGCCTGATACGCAACAAAGACAAGCGATGGAATCCTAGACTAGTGTTCACTCTAGGTAACCATGAGAACCGTATAGAAAGAGCAACCAATGCAGACCCTAAGCTAGACGGTTTAATTAGCTACAAAGACTTTCAGCTAGAACAGTTTGGTTGGGAAGTGTATCCATTCCTAGAGCCTGTCATCATTGACGACATAGCCTATGCCCACTACTTCACCAGTGGTGTTATGGGCAGACCAGTAAGCAGTGCAAAGCTGATGCTACAGAAGAAGTATATGTCGTGTGTGATGGGACACGTACAGGACAGGGACATTGCCTATGCTAGAAAGGCTGATGGCACTAACATGCTAGGACTGTTCTCTGGCATCTTCTATCAGCACGATGAGGACTACCTTAACCCACAGACTAATGGCAGTTGGTCAGGGATATGGATGCTCAATGAGGTTAAAAACGGTGGTTGTGATGAGCTACCTGTTAGTATAAACTACTTGAGAGAGAAGTACGGAGACTAGGATGCCTCTAACCTACTATGAACTACTAGAGAAGATGTCGATGCTAGACGAGCTAACAATCATAGAGATATTAGATATAAGCTCAGAAGAGTTAGTCAACAAGTTTAGTGACCGCATCAATGACAGATTTGAAGAATTAGCAGAGGATTTTAAACATGAGACTCAATGACGTAAGCCCCGCTGAGTGGGACAGAGTGGCTAAGAACCACAACGAGAAAGTACAGAAGACAGGACTAGAGCATTGGACTAAACCTGCTGAAGAAGAAGCGGCAGAGATAGACCCAGTAAATAACCCTAGCCACTACAACACAGGCAACATAGAGTGTATCGATGCAATAGAGGAGTCCATGTCCAGTGTTGCATTCAAAGGATATCTCAAGGGCAACTGCATGAAGTATCTGTGGCGTTATGACTACAAGGGTAAGCAGGTACAGGACTTACAGAAAGCAGGTTGGTACTTAAACAAACTAACAGCAATGGTAACAGAGGAGAATAACTAGTGGATCAGTATCAGCAGTTTATACACAAGAGCAGGTACGCTCGTTGGTTGCCAGAGGAAGGTAGACGAGAGACTTGGGAAGAGACAGTCACACGCTATGTAGACTTCTTTAAAGAACGTGGACAGCTAAAAGGTAAAGACTACAACCTACTCAAAGAAGCTATCCTACACCTTGATGTGATGCCTTCTATGCGCTGTATGATGACAGCAGGGGCTGCACTGGCTAAAGACAACGTAGCAGGGTTTAACTGTAGCTATCTGCACATTGACTCACCCCGTAGCTTTGACGAGTTGATGTATGTTCTGATGTGTGGCACAGGCGTAGGCTTCAGCGTTGAGCGTAACTTCATTAACAAGCTACCCATCGTTGCTGAAGAGTTCCATCCTAGCGACAGCACCATTGTCGTAGCTGACAGCAAGATAGGTTGGGCTTCTGCGTTTCGTGAGCTAATCAGTCTGCTGTACGCAGGGAAGATACCTAAGTGGGACATGAGCAAGATACGAGAGTCTGGTGCTAGACTGAAGACATTCGGTGGACGCGCTAGTGGCCCAGAGCCTCTTGATGATCTGTTTCACTTCTGTGTAGGCATATTCCAGAAGTCAGCAGGACGCAAGCTAACCTCCCTTGAGTGCCACGATGTGTGCTGTAAGATTGCTGACATTGTAGTTGTTGGTGGTGTGCGTAGGTCAGCCCTGATTAGCCTGTCCAACTTGTCAGATCCACGCATGGCTAAGGCTAAAAATGGCAACTGGTGGGACACAGAAGGACAGCGTAGGCTTGCTAACAACAGCGTAGCGTACACTGAGAAGCCAGACTTTGAGAGTTTCCTGGCAGAGATGCAGAACATGTACGAGAGCAAGGCAGGAGAGCGTGGTATCTTCAGTCGAGTAGCTGCTCAGAAGATTGCTGCACGTAACGGTAGGCGTGACCCTGAGCAGGACTTTGGTACTAACCCATGCTCTGAGATCATCCTACGCAGTAATCAGTTCTGTAACCTGTCAGAGATTGTAGTACGTCCTGAAGATGACCTAGACACGCTGAAGAAGAAGGCAGAGGTAGCGGCTATCATTGGTACACTACAGGCTACGTTGACAGACTTCCGTTATTTACGGAATGTGTGGAAGAGAAATACGGAAGAGGAGGCGTTGCTAGGCGTGAGCATGACAGGTATTATGGATCACTACCTGTTGAGCAAAGGAGACTCACCTGACTTGGAGAAGTGGCTTGAACAGATACGTGACGTTGCTGTTAAAACTAACGAGAAGTGGGCGACTAAACTTGGCATTAATCAGTCTGCGGCTATTACATGTGTTAAGCCAAGCGGTACTGTATCTCAGCTTGTCGACTCTGCTAGTGGCATCCATCCTCGCTTCTCTGAGTATTACATTCGCAGAGTACGTAGTGACAAGAAAGACCCACTTGCACAGTTTATGCAAACAGCAGGATTCCCAGTAGAGCAAGACCTGATGAGCCAAGCGTCACTGGTGTTCAGCTTTCCTGTCGAGTCTCCACAAGGTTGCACCACAGTTAAGCAGGTAGGTGCTATGGAGCAGTTAAAGCTGTGGAAAGCCTACCAGAACCATTGGTGTGAACATAAACCAAGCATTACTGTTTATTATACAGACGATGAGTTCTTGGAAGTTGCACAGTGGATATGGGATAACTTTGATCTGTGTAGTGGTATTAGTCTGTTGCCGTATAGCGATCATGTATATCAACAAGCTCCGTATGAGGACATAGACGCTGAGAAGTATGAGGAGTTACTAGCGGCTATGCCAGTGAGTGTAGACTGGTCTGCTCTGGAACAGTTTGAGCAGGATGACAACACAACAGGCAGCCAGGAGTTGGCCTGTGTAGGTGGTGCATGTGAGATAGTGTAAATGTTGTAGGTACTAAAAAGCCCTATGTAGATGACTGCATAGGGCTTTTTTGTTACTGCGCTCTGAAGTAGTCTTTTACCTCTTGTTGTTCTTCCTCAGTAAGTTTATCTACTACATCACTAACTATTAAAGCAGCAGCTTTCTCCCTAAGTTCATCGTTTTTAAAAGTCATCTTCTCAAAAGCTAATAATTTATTAACTGCTTTCGGGTCTGCTGCCATTTTAGCTAGAAAAATAGGACTAGCCAGTACAGCCCCTGACGCAACTATTGCGCCTACTCCTCCAGTAGTCGCGCCTAAAGCTAAAGTACCTAAAGCACCATATTCTTTAGAACGGAGAACTAGAGTACCTACGTTGCTTTCAGGTTTTTTAGAAGCCTCTGCAAATAGATTAAATATTTGCTTTACTCTACCGTAGTCTTCTCCCATTACTGACTTTAAACGAGCCGCTTCTGATGGTTTAGAAAACTGTGCAGCTAATTTAGCATACTCTTGTATATCAAACGCCTCGTCATTAAGCTTAGGAACTGTATTAGCCAAAAACCCTTGCTTTATAGCTTGTTTTGCGTCTTTAGCTGTAGCATAAGCAATATTAGCAACACCTTCTTTGCTTTTATCTATTTGCTTGTAAGCTTCATCTATGCTTTTCATAAAGTTGTTAATTTTACTTACGTTTTTTTGATCTACTAACATTTTCCCTAGCTGATCGTAAGAACCTGATTCAGCGTTTTTTATTAAGTTTTTATTTACTTCAGGTAACAGACCAGACATTCCTTCTTTGTAAGCAGCTTTTAAAGCAGCATACTCTTCCGCTACTTTAGGGTCTGCCTGTTTGAGCGTGTTTATAAAGGAGTCTTTTAAAATATTAGTAAGTTCTGCCATCTCTCTATCAGCCACAGAATTATAGTTTGAAGCGCGTATGTCGCCAAACTGTCTAATATCAGCAGCTATTTTTTTATCTAAACGCAACAGTCCTTCAGCAGACATCTGACTCAACTCTAAAACACCGTTAATGCTTTCATCTATATATTTAAGAGTATCTTCGTTTAGTAAAGGTTTTAGTTCTTTCTTTAATACCCGCTTACCGTCTTCTATTACATAGCCTTGTGTTAACTCGCTATTGTCTTTTACGAACTGTTGAAGACGCTTTTTTATACCTGATGTGTTTACTTTCTTTTTTCTTACTTTAGAACTAATTTGATCTAACCCTTCTCCATAAGTATTGCTTAAAGCTTTTTTACCAGCGGTTACGACATCTATCATTGCTTCGCCTATGTCCACGGGAGCGTTTCCTGTGGTATAGTCAATTTTATTAGCAATGTCGTTCAAAGCCTCTTGTGCAGCAGCATTAACCTTAATAGCATTGTCTGCTACTTCTTTCCCAGAAAAAATACCTGCATTGGCTAGTTTTTCTGAGAAAACTTCTATAGCAGATGCTTGTCCAGTCTGAAATCTAGTAAGACTAGCACCTTTTTCTTGAAGAATCTCTTGAGTAGCCTTCAGAGATTCTATAGTGCCTGTCTCTTGTCCTTGCTTTGCTGTTCTAATAATATCTGCTGCTACTTCTTTTGGCGTAAACCCTAAAGCTTCTTTAGCTGCAAAATATCCCGGTTTTGCGTACTTACCAATCCCTAATGTAGCTACATCAAAACCCGCAGAGAACAAAGCTTCTTCTGTCGCTTTTGCAAAATCTAACTCGTCTTCTGAAACTACGTCAGACAATAAAGAACCACCAAACGTACCAATAGCTCCTCCTGCTATTCCTCCTACCACTATTCCCGCAGGGCCAAAAGGAACTCCCATCTTAGCACCTGCTATAGAAGTAGCAATCCCCGCAGGTAAGTCTAAATTTTGCATTAACCAGTTAGGGTCTTCAGCTTCTGGAGAAGTTTCTGGAAAATTAAACTCGTCAATAGTAGCTTCGCCTTGCGCTAAAAGTTCTTCTCTGATCTGCGCTTGTGTCACGTTCTCTGGCAATCCAGACATAATTACTGTTCTGCCGTTAGGTAATACTACTTCAGACTCACTCATTGTTTTCACCATCTCTTTGTCCAAACACAATTACTCTTCTTTTAGAGGGTGTTCCTTCAGGAAACATTTGCTTAACAGCTAGGTTAAAATCGTTGTAGTTGTCTGATTTTTGATACAAACTAGCCTTAACTATTCCGTCATCGAGTTCTTGTTTCAGCTTTTCTAATATACCTTTGTTTGCTAAGTTGCCTTTCTTTAAACTAGCATAAATACCCTCAATAGCTTCTCTTTCGGGGTCAGAAATAACACCGCCAAACAAAGGTTTCAAAGACTTATACATTTCTAAACCTAAACGTATTTCTAACTCTGCTTTATCTGCTGATTTAACACCAAAAAAGTTTTCTAGACCTGTGCCTGCTAAGTTTACAGGGCCACCTGTTGAAACAGAATCTAACAACGCAGTCGCTCTATCAAGGTTGTTTTTTGAAGCATTCAAAGTAGGGATAGAGTCAGTAGCGGCTACCTTTAACTTTTGGAAGTCTGCTTCTCTCGTTTCTAAACCTTTTGTTTCAATTTGTTGTCGTTGGACTTCTCCCGCAGTCTGAGCAAACTCTCCACCAGTTACTACTGTTTTACCTATAGGATCAGAAGGAGCATCCCCTATTGGAGAGTAGCTATTTTCTAACTCCCCAGTTTTATTATTCAAAGTAGGGATCATTGTAAAGTTGTTACCTTTTTCATCTCTGACTGTGAAGGTACTCCCCTTTAGTATGGTAGCGTTAGATGTGTCTTTTATAAAAGAGTCTAAATTGTTAGGCGTTAATACACCTCCCGCAGCTAGCTTTGTAAGTTCTGGGTTGTTAAAAGTAGAATCTACATAAGAAGCAAACACCGCGCCTTGGGACTGTTTTAGTTCCTGCGCTTTTACTTGCTCCTGCATCTGCTTAATCCTAGCCGCAGTCTGTGCAGCACCTGCTAAGTTACCAGTAGACTGTTGTAACTTAGCTACTGTTTTTAAACCTTCAGGTGTGCTGAGGTCTAGTTGTGCTAAACCTGCACCTAACGCCTCTTGTGTAGACATTCCACCTGTAAGACCACGCAGTCTCTGGTTTATCTTTTCTGACTGTCGCTGTCCAAACTGCATACGCCAGTCTTGTGGGTTCCTTGCAGAAATAGGCTGCTGTGTACTTTGTACTCCAGTAAGGAGTCCTACTAAATCTTGTCTAGCCATTTAAAGTTCTCCTTAAAAAATTGCATCTAGTATGCCTTCACCAATCTTGGAAGGTGTAGGCTTACCTATGTCGGCATATATCTGTTCTATTCTAGCCATATCAAGAGCAGACGGTTGTTGACCTATAAGAGCAGTTAATAAACCTTCGCCTTGTTGTAGTGTTAAACGGCTTGCTAAGTCTTCAGCCTGTAGTCTACCTTCTAGCCCACCCAAGCCTAGCTGTG